TGATGATGAAATGATTACTAATCTTATAGAAAGTCAAAAAGCAATGGATGAAGATGAAAGGGGGACTATGGCAATTTTTTTAGATGATATATTAACAAAAGATTTTAAAAAAACAAATGCTGTATCATTTTTAGCAACAAGATTTAGACATTATGGTATAGGACTATTAGCATTTACAACACAATCATTTAGGGCAGTAAGTGGATTAATTAGAAACAATAGTACTGATGTGATTATTATGAAACAACAGAATATGAAAGAATTAGATAAAATACAAGAAGAATATGGCGATATGTTTCCTGGTATATTTATGGACTTATATAGAAAAGCAATTGAAGACCAACCATATAGTTTTCTGTATCTTGACCTACAAACTAATCCAGCAACTGCTTATATAAGGTTTGAAACACCAATTGCTGAAGGTGAAAAGAAATTATTTTAATTAAATATTTAAATTATAATATTATTATTATTATAAAATAATATGGATTTGTATGGATCTGGTGCAAGTATTGGACAAGCAAATTCACAAACACAATTAGCAAGAGAACTAAATGAAGCAACAAATGATTTTAATAATAGTTTAGCAGAACAATTAGACCAAGCAAGAACTGCTGAAAATGAAGAACAAACAGATGTTACAACTAAAAATATGGCAAGTGTTGTTACTAGTGGTGGTAAATTAGTAGCAAGTGCTGAAGCAAGGGATGATGTAATAAAAGCAGCACAAAAATTAAAAGGAGTACCAAAAGCAATAGTATCTAAAAGTCCATTTAAATTAGGTGTTGAAAGTAGTGAAGATTTAAGACCAGCAATACAAACTAGTGCTGATGTAGCACCTGGAGCAGCAGAAAGGGGAGCAGCAATATTAGCAGGTGAAGGTGCTGAAGGTGCTGGTGCAGCAGTATTATCAAGAGCAGCACAAAGTGGTAGTATTGGAGAAGGTGTTGGAGCAGTAGCAAAAGGTATTGGTTTTAAAAGTGCAGAAGAATTAGGTGCTACTGGATTTGCTAAAACAGCATTAGCAGGTGTAGGTGGTGGTATTGATATTGTTAAAGATATTGAAAGGGGTAATTTTGGATCTAATAAAGCACAAGTTGCTGGTAATATTGGTAATATTGTTGGTTCAGCATTAGAAGTTGCTGGAATAGCAACTGCTTGGACACCATTTGGTTTAGGATTAGAAGGTATAGGAGCAGCAATTTCATTAGGTTCAGCAGCATTAGAAACTGGTGGTGATATTGCTGAAGGTAAAGAAGAAGCAAAGACAACTGAAACTGATATTAAAAGTCAAGGAAGAGGTCAAGTAGCAACACAACAAGTTGAAACTGCTGTTGGTAGAACTCAATAAACCAAAGGTATGCTTCGCTAATTAATTATTAATAGACAACTTAATTTATTTTTTTTATATTTATTTTTAATTTAAAATTATTTTATAAACTATAATTATAAAATGAGTTCTTTCTGGAAAAATGATAATAAAATAAAAGTGTCCCAAACTCAAGTTGCTGTTTCATCCACTAATGGTAGATCTTATTCTGGAACTGCTGGTATTAGTGGCAAGCGAATTGATTTTGAAATTCCAAGTAGTGTAAAATTTATGGATGGTAAAAATTCATATTTAAATTTTGATGTTAAACTTGCTTGTCCTGCTGGTCTTGCTCCAACTCGCCTTCAACTTGATCCTACTATTGGTGGTCAATCATTAGTCAAAAATATTAGGGTATATTCTGGAAACCGAGCAGTTTTACTTGAAGAGATTAGTGAATATAATGCTAAGGTACAAATTCAATATTCATACAATAGTGATGAAAGTATGCGAAAGATGCGAGCATTAAAGGAAGGTTGTTTAATTGATAATGTTGAAAATCGCGGAACACTTGGAACTAGTGTATCAAACAATATTGATTTATTAAGTAATCCTTATTACAAACCAGTAGATGCTGTTCCAGCAGCAAGAGATTGGGGAACTGCTGAAGATTTCTTAACTGCTAAACTTTCACTACCAATTCATTGTGGTATGTTTGCTGATGGTGGAAATAAGATATTTCCAGTTATGATGACTGATGGATTAATTATAGAAGTGGATATTGAAGATCCTGGAAGGGTTGTTAAGCAGTTAGATAGTGTTAACAGAAATCGCAGAATGAAACAGAACCCAGTATTTCATGGTATTGATGTTGGTGGTGCTAATTTAGGTATTGATAATGCTACTGACCGCACAGAAATATTTTTAGGAAAACAAAATAATATGATAAGTGTAGCAAATTGTCCTTTTGTTAAAGGTGAAAAAATTGGTTTTTGTGCTGTAGGTGATCCTAATAGTGAAGCATCTTTAACTGTTGGTGGAGCAATTGCAGTTCAAACTTATCCTACTATTACTGATATCTCACTTGATGGTGGATATGTTAAGTTAACAGTATCAGCATTTAGAAATAGTGATGTTGGTGATGGTGTAGATGTTACAACTGACAACTTTATAGTATTTAGTGCTGCTATTGATACTAAGCGAACACAGAATGATGATAATACTACTATATTACTTGCTAAAACTACTAATTATCCAGCAACACTAGAATTATCTAATGTTGAACTTGTAGTTCAGCAAGTTGGTGTTGATCCTAGATATGAAGCAGGAATGATGAAGAAAATGAGAGATGGTGGTAGTATTGAAATTGATATTCCAAGTTGCACTAACTACAAACATTCACTATTAGCATCTAACAGAAATGCTACTGTTAACCTTGCTATTTCTAATACAAGGGCAAAATCACTTTTAGTACAACCAGTAGATGCTAGTGTTTATGATACTGCTGATTTAATTGGTGGATTATCTACAACTTATGAAGAAGAAACTACAACTATGGATGGGCGACTTCATAGTATTAAGAGTGGTCAAGTAGGATGTATAGATCAGTTAAGTAATTGGCAAATGGTTATTGATGATAAATTAACACCATCTAGACCTATTAGTGTATCTAAGATTAATAAGGGTGTAAGTATTTCAGCACAACCACTAATGCTTTTAGAACAAGCACTTAATCAAGCAGGAATAGTAGCAAGTTCATTTGTTGATTACAATAGGAACTTTGTAATTGGTAAAGCATATGCATTAAATGATGGTGTTGCTAATCTTAATAACAAATCCAATCAACTTCAATTATTCTATAATGAGCGAACAGTTGCTGGTGTAGATAGACCACCTACTAAAGATAAATTACTTTATTGCTGGATTTTCCACCTTCGCAGAATTAGTATTAAAGGTGATAGTGTTGCTGTAACACTTTAAATTAATATAATTTGTTAATTTAATAATTTTGGATGACTTTATAATTATATTATATTATAATATAAATGGAAATAGAAAAGTTAGATATTATAAATATTATTGAAGTTCAAGAAATAAGAAAGTTGTTAATAAATCATCCAGATTTATTAAGTATGTTTGAAATATTAATTGTTATGTGTAATAATAGATTAGCAGAACAACAAGAATAATTTTCTATGTAATTTTTTAATTTTTTTATATTTAAATTTTTATATATGTTATAATATAAAAATGTCTGTTGCTAAAAAGTATCTTTCTATCCAACCAAATAATGTTCCAGCAACTGGTAAAGTATCACATGCTAGGGGTAATCCTATTCTTACTGTTACACTAGGTCGCCAAGATGCCCTATTAGATTTATCTACTATTAGGTTAAATGGTGATCTTAATGTTTGGCGTGATGCTGCTGGTACACTTCATCCAACTGATGCTGCTGCTGTTGAATTAAGGGGTTCACATAAACTAGGTGTATATTCTATGATAGATCAATTAGTTTTCCGCCATGCTGAAACTAAACAAGTAATTGAACATGTAAGACACTATGGTAGGTTTATGTCATCCTATATGCCAGTTATGGCAGGAATGCAAGATGTTGCTGGACACCTTAGTGAAAGTGCTTTAATCTATCCTAACTATCAAGCATATCGCGATAGTGTTATTCGCAATACTAGAGCATCTCCATTTAGTATTCCATTACCATCTGGACTTACATTAGGTGGATCTAAAATACCATTAGATAAAGTCCCCCTAGAAATTGAAATTCATTTAGCACCAGATAGTCAAGTATTTTATTCTAGTGATGCTATAACAACTAATATTTCATCAGCATTTTATGAATGGTCTGCACTTGAAGTATCTTGTGAAGTTGAATATGGTGTATCTACACCTGATAGTGGTGCATTAGTATTTAATTCACTTACATCATACTTTTCAACACTTGAAAGCACTAACTCTATTATTAATTTCAATCTTGGATTATCTAAGGTTTTAGGAGCATTTGTAAATTTTGTTCCATCATCATTTATTAATAATTTATCACAAGATGGTTTCCTTACTTATATGCCAACCAAAGCACCTAATGCTGTTGGAACTGGTGGTGGTGAAGTTGCAGATTTAGAAACTATTAGTTTCTTAAGAAATGGTGAGCGATTTCCTAAATCTTTTGAAGTCCAAAGTGTTTTTAATACTAATAATGTTACACCAGTTGTAGATAGTCAAGTTATTAAAGATTTCTTGAATGCTATTATTCCAGAAAAAATGCACACGCGAACTACTGCTTCTCCACTTAATACTAACCGCAACTTTACTGGAAATCAAAATGCTGCTACTGGTTACAGATTTATTCCTGATACTGGTGCTGTTTATGGTGTTGGTCAGTTATATGATATGCTTGATAGTGAAGGTGTTGATTTCTCTAATGCCCAGTTCTCTATTCAAATGACAAATGGTTTGACAGATGGCAATCCTGTATCTGCTTATCTATTTATTAAATCTAAAGTTGTTGTTGTATGGGACAAAGAAAAGGGTGTACAGATTGTTTCTTAAATTAGTAATTTTCTATGTAATATATTTTTTTTTATTATTTAATTTAAATATTTATATAATAGTATATTATAAATATGACAGATATGAAAGATGCTGATGTTTCCGGTGATCGCATTCCAGACCTAATTAAGATTGGTGCTATTCCATCATCTTATGGACAAATGTTACATACTGATGTTATTGATCCAGTAACCTTTTCACAAAATAGATGTAGGTTTACTCTACAGCGAGTTGCTGGTTTTCTCCATAGTGATAGTAAAATTACTCTTGGTGTAACACCATTAACTACTACTACTGCTTTCTATCCATTAAATATTGGAGTTTCAAATTTGATACAATCCGCCCAACTTTTGATTGGAAACCAAGTAGTATGTTCTGTGGATGATTATTCACATTTCCACCAGTATCAATCTATGTTTATTACAAATGAAAATAATGTAGAAAGGGAACAATTTTTAAGTCAGCGGTGTATTAATCACCAACCAGTATATGATGACAGAACTGCTAATACAACTGACAAACCACCTAACTCTGCTAAAAAGGTTGGTTTAGATGTAGGTAGAAATCCAGTAGTTCCTGCTGCTGGTGGTGCTGGAACATTTCAACTATTACCATTCCAGCATCATGATGCTACAAGTGCTCAAACTATTGCTGATGCTCCAGTATATTCAGTATATCTTAGTGATTTATTTCCCTTCCTTAAATTCAATCAACTTCCTTGCTTTATGATAGACCAGCAAGTACATATTGATATTACATTTACTGATAAGGTAAGTTCATTAGGTGGTGCTAATCTATCTCGCAGAATGTGTGTTGCTAATAGTGATGCTGGTGATAATACAGTTGAATATGATATTGACCAAAGTGAAGTTAAACTTATCTATGATAGTATTACATATGATGGTGATATTATGCAGAAATATGCACAGCAAAATCCTAAACTTACATTCCAGTATGTAGATTACCGCCTTGCTAAACGCACTGGGGATCAAGATGCTTTTAGCAATCTTAAATTTCAACTTGGTGGAAATGGTAGGTTAGTATCTAAGGTATTCTTTGCTTTACAAAGTAATGAAAACTTTACACCAGTATCTTTACTTAATGGTGTAACTGGTAAAGATAGTGTTGTAGCACAGAACCTTGCTGTCAATTTACTATATAATGATTTGTTTGAATTTAATACTGATAGGTCTAATCCAGCACTATTATTCCATACTACACAACAAGCAGAAGGACAAGTTCCTATGATTACTAGGGATGAATGGAAAACTAGTGGTGTATCTGCTCTTACTACTGAAACATTTGAAGGACATGCTCAAAACTCTGGAACTATTGGACTTGGTGGATTATTCAACTGGACTGCTATTAAACCTAATAAAGGTCAAAGGGTTAACAATAAAGGTATGGATCTTACTTACAAAAATCCTGGTCTTGGTGCTGAAACCTACACCCTTAGGGTCTATCTTGAAATGCTTAAGGTTCTTACTATTGAAAATGGTGAAGCAAATTGCTATTTTGC